TAGAGAAGCAGAGTTTCGTATTGGTACTACAGGCACACTAGACGGCACACAAACACATAAACTTGTACTAGAAGGTTTATTTGGGCGAGTTTATAAAGTGACAACTACTCGTAAACTCATGGACGAAGATACATTAGCAGAACTAAAGATTAATATTCTTACTTTGAAGTATCCACCTGAAGTTTGTCGTGACATTATAAATACTAAAGACTATCACTATGAAATTGATTATCTAGTTAGTAATATCAAACGTAATAGATTGGTACAAAACCTAGCATTAGATCAAGAAGGTAATACTCTTGTTCTATTTCAATATGTAGAAAAGCATGGTAAAGTGATTTATGACTTAATCAAGGATAAAGCACATGAACGGCGTAAGGTTTTCTTCGTATCAGGTGAAGTTGATGCTGAGGTCAGAGAAGAAATACGGGGCATTGTCGAACAGCAGAAAAATGCTATCATTGTGGCTAGCCTTGGCACTTTCTCAACGGGCGTAAATATTCGCAATCTTCATAATATTATCTTTGCATCTCCATCTAAATCACAAGTAAAGGTTTTACAGTCTATCGGCCGAGGTTTAAGAAAGTCTGAAGATGGTAGAGCAACAACCCTTTATGATATCATGGACGATATGCATTATAAGCAGAAAAAGAATTACACACTCTTACATGGTCTGGAAAGAATGAAGATATATAAGAGAGAAAAGTTTGATTACAAAATCTTTGAGGTAAAACTTTGAACATGCTAGATGATGAACTTGAATATGAAGAAGATTTGCCTAAAGTTTTTAAACTAGTTACAGGCGAAGAAATCATTACGACTGTAGTTAGAGTAACTGATCATTATTTTATGATCGAAACTCCCTTAGAGATTAGATATAACTCTATGAAACAATCTTTGTTTTTAACAAGATGGAAGTTTGGTTCTGATTATTCTAAGGTAATGACTTTATCTGGTCAAGCGATTGTTTCTGTATCTTCTGCTGATGATACTGTTTTAGAAAACTATTTTGAATATAGAAGACAGTTAGTTGAAGGTAATACCGAAGAAGAACAAGAAGAACAGCAATCTCAAATAGAAATCGTATCTGATGAAGAGGATACTCCAACCTTTCATTAGTATATTCTCTCACCCCCGCAAAGTAAACTTATTATATACTAAGATTTTATCTTTGTCAAGATAATTTTTTATATTGACTTTTACAAATTATAGTAGTATAATATACATCAAATAAATCATTCTAAGGTATTATGCATGGCTCGCAAATCTGAAAACTATATTAACAATAAACAATTTTCCGAAGCAGTCTTTACATATGTCAAAGAATGTAATGAATGTGATAAAAATAAAGAAACCAGACCAGTAGTGCCAAATTATATTGCTATGGGGTTTCAACAGATTGCCGAAGGCCTATCACACAAACCAAACTTTATTTCATATTCATATCGTGATGAGATGGTTATGGATGCAATTGAAAACTGTTTGAAAGCAATTCGTAATTATAATATTGAAGCAGCGACTCGCACAGGCAATCCAAATGCTTTCGCTTACTTTACTCAAATATCATATTATGCATTCTTGCGTCGTATTGCCAAAGAGAAAAAACAGCAAGAAATCAAAGAGTCATATTTTGAAAATACCTTTGCTTCTGACTTGATTGAAGGTAATCCAAATCAAGATAATATGTCAAAACATATCACTCATGCTGCCATTGAATTTCTTAAAAGAAAGATGACTGAAAATGATGAGTTGACAGATGACGAATATATTGATATAATTGAAGATGCTTTACCTAAAAAGCGTGTTCGTAAAACAAATGATTCTGATGTAACGGATTTTTTATAATATGAAAATTGCACTTTTGAATGATACGCATTGTGGTATTCGCAACTCTGCTGATATTTTTCTTGATAATGCTGCCAAGTTTTACAATGATGTTTTCTTTCCATATGTAAAAGAAAATAATATCAAACAGATTGTGCATCTAGGTGATTATTATGATAATCGCAAGGCTATCAATATTAAGGCATTGCATCATAATAGAAAGCACTTTCTGGAGCCTATGCGAGAGCTAGGAATCAGAATGGATATTATTCCAGGTAATCATGACTGCTATTTCAAAGACACTAATAATCCAAACTCTCTCAAAGAACTACTGGGATACTTTATTAATGAAGTTGCAATCATTGAAAAGCCAACAACCCTGACATACGATAGTTTAAACATGGCATTCATTCCATGGATAAATAAGAGTAACTACGAAGAAACTATGAATTTTGTCCGAAACTGCAAAGCGGACATTTTAGGTGCCCATCTTGAATTAAGTGGATTTGACATGATGCGTGGCATTAAAAACGAACACGGCATGGATCCATCTCCTTTCAAAAGGTTTGATATGGTTTTTTCTGGGCACTATCATACAAAGTCTAATATTGAAAATATTCATTATCTTGGTACTCAGCTAGAGTTCTTTTGGTCTGACTGTAATGATAAGAAACACTTTCATGTTTTAGATACAGATACCCGTGAACTTACTGCTGTGCAAAATCCACATACACTTTTCAAAAAAATAGTTTACAATGATGAAAAATATGTGTATGATAGTGTGCAAGATTTAACAAATAAGTTTGTGAAAGTGATTGTAGTGAATAAAAATAATTCATCGATGTTTGAAAAGTTCATTGACAAAATTCAAGATCAAGACATTCATGAATTGAAAATTGCAGAAAACTTTGATGACATTCTTACAGATGTGGATGACAATAAGGTTTCTCTAGAAGATACTACTACTTTGCTTGATAGTTACATTGATGCAACCAATACTGATCTAAGTAAAGATAGACTGAAAACTGATATGCGCAATCTCTACAATCAAGCACAGACATTAGAGGTGGTATGAATAATTATTCTTATAAAAAATTTATCGGCGTGGTCAAAGACGCAGATATTATCTATGGAGAAGTTTCTCTTAATGCTGCTACCACAGTTAGCGCCAGAATACGCAAAAAGTTTTTGCTAGAACAATTAGAGAATCTTAATCCTGAAAAGATTGGTCTTGGTTTTTATGGATCACTCATTAAAGATAAAAAAGGCCGCAAGATTTTAAAGGTGTTATAATGACAGAAGATATTTTTGACTTCGGTTTTACCGCAGTTTCAGAAGAAGAATTAGAAGTTGTCCAAAAGACTGCTGCAAGCGCTGAAGAAGCGGCCGCTACAGCAACAGTTAATGAAGACAAACTAAACAAACTCTACAATGCCATTCTCCCACTTCTTTCTAACCTCAAACTTAATCCTGAGAAGAATTATATCTACTGGCCTAATCGTACAGAAAAGGTTGAACAATTTGAAGAAATGATTGCTAACATTATCAAATAAAACTATGCGGGTATCGTATAAAGGCTATTACCTCTGCCTTCCAAGCAGATGATGTCGGTTCGATTCCGTCTACCCGCTCCATTATTATCGAGAAACCAAAATAAAGGAAGAACCATGAAAAACGTTCTTATTTCTTTCATCGCAGCAGTTGCTGTATCTACCTCTGCATTCGCAGACCGAGCCACTACCATCAACATCGTTGGCTCCTCTACCGTTTACCCATTCTCTTCTGCTGTTGCAGAATCTTTCGGTCAAACTTCCGACTTTAACACTCCTATTATTGAATCCACTGGTTCCGGCGGCGGCATGAAGCTGTTCTGCGCTGGTATTGGTCTTGACCATCCAGACGTAACCAACGCTTCCCGTGCTATGAAATCTTCTGAAGCAGAAAAGTGTGCTGCTAACGGTGTAGAATTCGTTGAGTTCATGGTTGGTTATGACGGTATCGTAATCGCTAACTCTCTTCGTGGTGGTCCTGCTCTGAGCATGACTCGTGAACATGTTGCTCTGGCAGTATCCGCACAAGTTCCAGATGCTAACGGTAATCTGGTTGATAACCCATATGAGAAATGGTCTGACATTGATCGCTCTCTGCCAAACCGTCCTATCCTAGTTCTTGGTCCTCCGACCTCGTCTGGTACACGTGACGCCTTTGAAGAGCTGGTAATCCATAAAGCATACAAGGCTATGGGTTTTGACAAGAAGACTTACAAGGCAATTGAAATCCGTGAAGACGGTGCATATGTTGAATCCGGTGAAAATGACTCGTTGATTGTTGAGCAGCTTACTGCTGATGGCAACGCTGTAGGTATCTTTGGTTTCTCCTTCCTGCAAAACAACGCTGACCGTGTAAAGGGTGCGACAATTGATGGTGTTG